CTTCCTCGTCGCCCATGCCCATGTCTGGTGCTGGGAGTTCTTCAGCAGGAGCGGCAGCATCCATAGCAGCACGAACTTTGTCGGCTACTTTAAGGAATACTTGAGCTTCTTCGTCAGAGAGAGTGAGTTCGCCCATATCACCGGCGTCCATATCCACTTCTTCTTCTGATTCTTCGCCTTCGTCTTCGATTTCAAGATCGTCAACCTCCATTTCTTCATCTTCGGGCATCTCTTCTTCCATTTCGTCGTCCTGCATAGGAGGCATCATTTCCTCTTCCATTGGACGATCTTCGTCATCTTTCATGCGATATCCACCTTCTTCTAGATCCTCGTCGGCAGCATACATTTCATTAACGAAGCCAGTTCCAACTGCTTCCATGTTAGCAAGTTTCATAAAACGGCGAACTGTGCCCTCTTCAAGTAAAGTCTTCTTTTTAGACATCTCAATCTCCTTTCTAGATGCTTGGCATCTTTTGGTTTAGGTTATGTGTTATAAATAGTGTCTTCTAAGTCAAAATTTTTCTTTTTTAACTTCTTAAATGCTTCTTTTTCTATTTGAGAAACACGGACATATGATATACCTAGTCTCTCGCCAACTTCTTTAAGACCTAATCTACCATTCTTTTTTACAGAAATCAAGGTGCAATTTAGATCTTCATTGTGTTTAATCCATAACCTACAATCTTCTTTATTGCATATACTGTCGTTCTCCAAACTATCTGTGGCACATTTCCTCATACTATTCCTCACTTTCTATTAGGTCAAAGATATCTTCTATTTCGTTTGGGTCTAATCCAAACTTGTTGATGATTTCTTTTTCCTTTTCGTATAGTTGGCGATTCTTTTTTAGTTTTCGTTTCCTCGCCATAATGCTTGTTTCTTTTACCTTTTCTATGAAGGGTTGAAGAAGCGGGTCATCCAAGAGATAACCTTTAATGTATTCATTAAAAAACCAAAACTTTGTAATGTCGTCGAACTTTAGTTTTATTCTCAAGTTGGTGTCTAAGGTTTCCAGACTATCAATAGTTATGGTTTTCGCTTCTTCGGGTTTTGCTTTTCTTTTTTTCATTTAGTTAGAATGTGGGTTCTACTTTCTGTTTGACCGGCAGCGGTTTGTCTTGTCCATTTGGCATTAGTTTGTAGTCCCTTGATAGTTCTACAACCAGAGTAGGACAAACCAGACAACATGCCGCCACGGAGGTCTTCTAAAACATTTACAACTGAACCTTTATATCTAACAAAAGCACTAATGCCCTCGTTGGAACTATAAGATCCACGCCAAGCAAGTTGAGCGTCTTTTGACGCCATTCCACGATAACTCTTCTTAAGACCTTCCGGTGTTGCTATAGTTTCTCCTGGTGTTTCGTCTGTTCCTGCTAGAAGAGAACCTAGCATTACAAAGTCGGCACCAGCAGCAAGTGCTTTTACAATATCGCCAGCAGTTCTAATACCACCGTCTGCGATAATGGCAACATCGTGCTGGGTCTTGGCACAGTCAATAATAGTTTGTAGACCGGGTAGTCCGTGTCCTGTTTGTATCCTTGTAGAACAAATAGAACCTCCACCGATATTACAACGGATAGAGTTGGCACCCCATTTAGCGAGGTCGTTGATACCTTCTAATGTCGCAACATTACCTGCCATAATGTGAACTGCTTCACCAAAAGACTTTTTGAGTACACCAAGTGTCTCTTTCATTAGAATGTGGTGCCCGTGTGCTACGTCAACACAAATAACATTAGCACCGTTTTCTACAAGAGTTTGTGCTCTCTCAAAGAAATCACCGCTTACACCAATAGCAGCACCAACATTATCAGCGCCAGCATTTACCACTTCGGCAACTAAACCTGCTTGTTCTTCTATTGAGTTGTAGCGGTGGATAATCCCTATGCCTCCTAGCGAATCCATTATGTAAGCCATTTCTGACTCTGTGACTGTATCCATAGGAGACGAAATGATGGGGAGTTGTAGAACTATATTATCGTCAAGAGCGGAAGTTAGGTGAACTTCGCTGCGACTTCTAATATCTGAAAACTGTGGCGTTAGTAGAACGTCGTCATAAGTTAGTGCTTCTTTCATTTAGTCTCCTCATCATTCGCCATTCCTAATAGGGCATAACCACAAATATCTTTCCAGGGACTTTCACCAAAGGCGTCTTTCCTTGTTGCTAATCTAAACAACTTATCAATAACTCTTGTGATAGCAAGAGCATCATCATAAGAGTTTGGTGGGATGCCCTCTGGGTAGAGAATTTGCAAAATGTCCGATGCTTTTGAGAAAGAATCACCATAGGCTTTATTTTTCTCTGCGGTAAGTTTACCAATTTCAGATGCTAATAGTTCGTATTTATTCATCCTAACTCTGCCCAAGACCCCTCAATAACGTCAATATCCATCTCTTCCATAGTTGCAATAAACTTTTCCCACTCTTCAGGATATTGTTCTTCAACCCAAGTATCGAAAAGAAGGTATTCTCTGTCCCAATCAAAACCTTGCAGACCTTGAACGTATCCACCTTTTTTCCACTCGAAGTCTTTTGGATACTCTGGTTCTACGCCATATTTCTCGTTGAATGCCTCGTTGAAAGGATCGTAGTCATAATCCTCTTGATAGAGTTGATACTCTTCTAGTAGTCCAAGTTGCTCGGCAACGTCCTCATTAAGAAGTAAACCTTTCATTGTCTTAGGGTAATACTGCATCTTTTTCCTCCATATAATCTTTTACTATTTGTTGTGCGTTGTCCCAGCAGTCAGGACAATAAAGATGAACTTTTTCTTCCTGTTGTCTTACAACAACATTCCAACTCATTACTTGTTCTCGGTTTAGTTTATCAAAAGGTTGTTCACAAGTCAAGCATTTATTGGGTAAATTTCCAAAAAGTGCAACTTTTGTTGCTAGTGCTTTGTTTGCGTCTTTCTTTGCTTTGTGTGCTTGTTTGCGTCTTAGTTTTCTTTCAAGACTCATTATGGAGCCTCTTGCAATACTTTTGATAAGAAATCTTTAGAAATTGGTGTGATTTGATCTTTTCTATATTCTTCTAATCTATGGTCTGTGTGTGTTAGTTTCTTACGAAAGTCCATTGCTTCTTCGTAAATATTATCGCTATGCCAGTTTACTTTATAAAAAGCCCAACCTGTTTCATCAACTCGTTTTGAACTTATTGTTCCAAAGCGTAGAACGCCGTGATAGTTATTCCAAACTAATTGTCCAATATTCATTATCCCTCCGTATCTTTCTTATAAATCTCTATTGGATGTAACCAAGAAACCACGTCAAATGATCTCCCATAGAAGACGCCCTTGTAAGGACTTTCATCTCTTATAAACTCTAAAAGTTCGTTCCATTCTTCGCCTTTTCTCAAACCATAAACAGGGTGTTTGATTTGTTTGATATAACCCTCTGGGTCTGTTTTCAAGTCATAAATCTGATCTGCTGGAACTTCTGTTGTGTAGAGTATTCTGCCTCCAACAACTATCTTTTCCACGTCTTCATTATTGACATAAAAGAAAACTCTTGGAACTGAACTTGTTTCCATTTCTTGTGTTGAGTGATAAGACTTTCCAAACTTTGCTGGACTTAACTCAAACTTTTCTGGCGCTTTTTCACCATATTCTTCTTCCAAGTCCCAAGGGTTGGCGTAATGATATAGGGTAACTTTTCCTCCCTCATTATAATCACTAAATGGCGCTTCTGTCAAGTATTTTTTAAAGTTTTCTAATAGTTTTTTCATTACCATTCAAGTCCTTGTTTGCTTTTCTTCATTGCCTCAAACCAAGATTTAGGTTGTGAAGTCTTTTTACCTTTGTTTCTGCGCTCAACAATAGACTTTACTGCCATTTTTGAGTTTCTTGAAAGGTTTTCATAAGTTTCTAACTCTTCGTTTATGTCTTTTGGGCTGAAAGTGTAAGGACGACCACCAACACGAGACATAAACTCTGCTTCATCACCCATTTTTAGAGCGCCGACTGATTCTTCTTTGCCGTATTGTGGAAACTCACCTTCTGGTGAGGTTCCTAGAAGATAAGCATCCTCTGCGCCTTTTGGGACGATAAGGACTGAATCTTGGTTGAAATCTTCGCCAAGTCCAGCGATTTCATTTCTAAAGTTGGGGTCGTCTTTTCTATTTGAGACAAAGAAACTTTCTTCTGCGACTTCAACTGCTTTTGGTGTCTCGAAGTTCTCGATGTAAGAACCTAGAATGCGAGTAACACCATAACCTCTACCGAGAAGTTCTGCTTTTAGTTCTCTGTTTCTTTCTAGGTTTTCTTTTTTTGTAAACTCATTTCTAAATGCTGAAAGAGCAGCACTATCGTGCTCCTGCATATGTCTGTAAAGTCTTGATAGTGAGGATTCTTTTAAGAACCTTTTCCACTCATTCAGTATTTCTTTCATATTATCTACTCCCTGTGCTTCCTAACGCACCTTCACCTCTGGTACTATCTTTATTTAGTTCGCTAGGGTCAGAAACTTCTACAATTTCACAGAGATTTACGGGAATAAGGACGCCTTGGGCAACCTTGTCGCCATTCTTAAACCATTGTGTTTGCTTGCCTACGTTGTGAAGATTTACGAAGATTTCACCGTCGTAACCAGAGTCAACAACACAAGCGCCAACAAGAAGTTGTTTCTTTGCGGCAATGCTGGATTTGTTTTTTACTTCCAGCATAAAGCCTCTTGGGATTTCTGCCTTGATTCCTGTTGGAAACATTTTTGTTTCGCCTGGATAGACAGGGACACTATCCGGTCCACCTTTCTCTGTGCAATAATAAAGATCCATTCCGGCATCACCATCGTGTGCTCGGGTTGGTAGTTTAGCGTTGCCTCGTAAACGAAATACTTTAAGTTCCATATTAACTCCTTATCCTAATAGTTTCCAGTTTTGTAATCCACCCTTAGAAGAGAAACCCCATTGCTCATCAAAGTTGAGTTTCGCCATGTAGGGGCGGTTAATAAATAGTGTGTCTTTCTCTGGGTTTACACCCCAGCAGCGAATATCATTCATTACGCTGTTTTTATCTATTGTCTTTACAATATAATAAGAGCGACCTTTTGCTGTCTTGCGTTGGATAATCTCTCTTGGAATAAACCAAGCGACACCAAGGTCATGGTCCCAGTCTGAAATAGTTGGGACTTTGTAATAACTTAACCTCTGAACTATATCATCAGACACAACTAATGTCAAGGGGAACATGCCGGTTATGTCTGTTTTT